CCACCAGATTTACTTTGTTCTACTACTCTTGACAAAGTAGTTCCACTAGCAGTATATTGTCCTGTGCCTATTTCAAAGTTAGCACCATCTTCAATAACATACTTTACCTTCTGTCCATCTGTAATGCCTGCTTCAGCAAAAGTTTGAAAGCCTGTAAAAGCAGTTCCTAATACAAGTGGATTTGTTGTTCCTGTAGAAGTAATATTAACTTTTACTCTATTTGCAAAAGCTAGACCCATTAAGCAATCCTTATAATAGCTGTGCCTGTTCCTGGTGCTGGCATAGTAACTGTAAATGTACCTGCATCTGATGATTGCGTTGAACCAAAATCTATAATTGCAACAGCTTTATTACTGTCAGATGAATTATAAATAATTGCTCCATTTGCGTCTATAGTAGCACTTGTAAATTGTACATTATCAAAATCAACAAAGGCGGTTGATGCACCTGATCCACCTGTTACTGCAACATTTGCCAGCGTTGCACCACCTGCTGAATAACTACCTGTATTTCCTATCTCATCACTATTACCTGTAACATCTGAATAATTTGTAGTTGAAGCACCATACGTACCAGATTCACCAGACTTTATTAAGGCTAGTTTAAATGTATCAGTTCCAAATGCATGTATGCCTTGCAATAACTCTTGTTTAAAAGTATTACATAGTGCAGTTGTAATTCCCATTCTAATCTCCCATTATTAAAAGAAAGAGGGCAAGTTTCCCTGCCCCCTCTCAAGTGCATTATGCTAAGTAATCCCTATCGACTTCATTAGCTTGCTTAGATGTACCTGTATTGCTTACATCCATTAACATTGCGTAAACACGTAGTTTACCTGCAGAAAAAGATGCTCCTGAACCTGCCAATAATAAATCAATAGTATCGTCAGATGCAGAAACAGTCATTCCTGTAATGGCAACTTGAGGAGCATAAGCTCCATCAGATGCACCATCAATGTCAAAGGCTGTTACAAATTCATCAGTATCACCACCTGTAAATCCTAATGCAGCTGTTGCATCTGTGCCTGTATTCATAGTTGCACTTGCGACAACTTCAAAACCTGCAGCAACAACTAGATGACCAGCGGGCAAGGTTAATGCTTGTACTGTGTCACCATTAGGATTAATACTGTTAGCTGTAAGGTCAATTTCATTTTGCACCATATACATTCTGCGACCTGGATTTCCTCCATATCCCATTGCAGGTGCAAGAGCTGCTGTTATATTAGCCATGATAAACCCCCTTACGCTACGTTGTATTTAGCAGTAACAATTGCTTCAGGACGTAATATCTTACGGCCATAGAGGTGCATACCTCTTACAATGTCTGCAAATGAGTCAGGATCACGATAAGTTTCTGTCTTGCTGATTTGTTCAGCAGTAGCAACAGCAGAATCATGTCCTGCAACAATCACACCAAAATCTGTGTTTTGGTTTCCGTCACCAGATGTACCTGCTCCACCACCTACTGCTGGTAAGTTGCTTGAAACGTGTACTCTGAATCCACCTAGATTGTTTATAGTAAGTCCATTTTTAAGACCTGCTTCAGAATAATCAGCATTAATTAGCTTTGAATTTTCATCCTGTAGTAGTTCCATAAAAATTGGATCAACGACTAGCCAACGACCTTGACTATCAACTTGCTGTTGATTCAAAAGTCTTGACATTCTATTAATGACTTGCATAGGTGTCACAGTTGCGGTAATTGCACTTGCTTGACCTGGCAAGACATTTGCTAATGGAATAGAATGATCAGCTGCACCACCTGTAGTGATTGCACTAAATGAATCTTTTCTTAACTTCATAGAAGTAAGAAGTTCATCATTACCAGCGGTTGCAACAGCCTTTGTTCCATTAACGACTGAGTTCACAGCATTACCAACAGCATGTTTGGATGGCTGTGAGTAGCCTGACATATATGCCAATACTTCTTGGTCATAGTTATCAGATAGTCTATATGCAGCTCTGTCAGTTGCGAGTTGCATAAAGTTTACATGACTATGAGCTTCTTCAATGTCATCCATCTTGAAAGCATAGTAGTTTGCTTTGTCGATAACAAGGCTGAAGTCCTCATCGTCTAGGTCTTGTGCTGACACTTGTGTGCCACGCTTATATTCACTAACCGAAATTTCTGGTTCTTTGATAATCTTTACTGTATCCCCTTGATTAGCAATTTCCCCGAAATAATCAGAATTAGTGATATCTCCAACTACAGTAGACTTACGAAACGCAAGCTGTACTTGTTTGGAGTAAATGATCGCAGAAAAATTACCATTAGGTAAATTACCATGACCAGCTTCTTTTGGAAAAGCCATATCACATCTCCTTATATTTGGCTCTAGAATAGCTAACACTCAAAGAGAGGTCATACTTTTAAGGTGAATACATGTATTGGCTTAATTGTATGAGTGGTTCGTCTTTTGTATTACTATTAAGTGGTTATCTTGCACCACCTGATATGTCATACACAAACTTTCCTGTACGAATTGCTTCCATGATTTTATCTTGGTTCTTTTCATACTCTCGTGTAGACATTTTGTTTACTACCGACTCTTTAAGGTAGGATGCAGTTGCATCGGCTTGAGGTGTCGATCTTCCTCTTCTTGGTGTAACAGCCTTAGCTGCTGACAAATCAACATTTGATTTTGTTGATATTCCTTTATCTGCTTTATACAAATCAATTACTCTAGATGCTGCTTTTGCATCTGTTGAATTTTCGTATAAAGCATCTTGAATCCACTTAGGTTGTTTTTCTGCCCAATCGTGAAATTCATCTTGTTCTCTAATCTCTGCAAAGTCAGGATGAAGTGCTAGTAATTCAGCTTCTGCTTTTTCAACTCTAGCTGATTCTCTCATTCCTTCTATTTCTTTGACTCTTTTATCTAAATCTTGTGATGCTTCTTTTGCTTTCTTACTTGCAATAGTTTCAACAATACCTGCAACATCAGGATATTTTTTTGTCCATGCATCAATTTCATTTTCCGATTTAGGTAAGACTAATTCATTCTTAGTTGCTAGATCTAATTGTTTTTCAAGTTTTTCGATTCTATCTGTCCAACTTTTCTCTTTGTCAGCTAGATGTCTTCGTAGATCTCCATATCGCTTTTTAAATGTTTGTTCCTCTTTACTAAGGTTCTCATCTTTGCTGTCAGTTTCAGGAACTTCTGAACTCGTGACCTTTTCAGTTGTTTCTGAAACCCCATCTCCTTGTGCTTGAGAAGACAGTTGTTCCAATTCTTTTTCAGCTTCTTCAATCCTTTCCTTGTTTTTATTTTTTGGTCTAGGATTTACATATCCTGCAACTTTTGGTTTTTCTACTTCTGCTAATTCTGGCATTATTTCCTCCTATAGGGTCTATATATTAGAGTAGCTATATTGGTTACTTCTTCTTTGTGGCTGTTTTTCTTTTAGCTCTTTTTTTAACTATTGTTTTCTTAGTAGGCATTCCACCTTCACTATAAATTGATCCAAACTTTCCTGATGCCATATTGCCATCTCCACCACCATAGGCTTTAGAAAGATCTTCTTGTGCTTTATCTTCTTGTTGCTCATAAACTTTTTGTGTAACAGAGCCATCTGTATTCATTATACTCTTTGCAGAGTCTTGAGCTATTGAAGGTGATGGTGTGCTAGGAAAATTATCATCATCATCATCATCTCTATCTCTGCCAAAATTATCTGTTAAATAACTTCCTGAATCACCTGTAGGTTCATCGCCACCTGATCTCTTACCTTGCGTTCCTCTTTCCATCTCTGCTCTTGTAGTCATGTCTGTAGTGCCTGCTTGACTATCTAATACGTAATTATCGTATTGTGATTTAAGATCTTGTGTAGGATCAAGAGATGCTGTCATAAATCCTGGATTTGATATATTGTATGTATTGTCTAATGTATTAAATGATAAATCTATGTAATCACCAGCCCCTGTTCCCCCTTCTTCAGAAGGATCACCAGACGCATCTGAAGGTCTTATAGCTCCTGTATTTGTAATTGTAGATGCAATTTTCTTTTTAGGATCGTAGATTACGTGCTTTCCATTTTTGTACTCATAAATTACTCCACCAACTTTATATCTTTCACCTTCTTTAAAACCACCAGGATTAGCTCTTAAAATATTGCTTAAAGCTATTGCTTCTGGATTTATATAATTTCCATTTTCATCTCTATCTGTATTTACTTGCCTAAATTCTCCTGTTTTGGCATCTGTATATCCACCATTCATTAATATCTCTGATGATCTTGCAACAATATGTTTATGATTTAATTTTACAATTGGATTAGTAACTCCTTTTATTAATCTTTGAAAAAATGAATCTTTCTCTCCTGTATCACCATAGTAATCAGAAATATCATCAGCATATGCTTGCAATTGCATTATATCATAGTTTTGAATAAAGTCTTTTGGATCAACTTCTTTACCATCATCATCATCACCTGATGGTGTACTAGGCTGTTGTTCTTCTTGAGGTTCATCATCCCCTGTTCTAGTTTGTCCATTTTTCCAATTTGTATACTCATCTTGTCCTATTCTATCTATTACATTTTGTTCTTCTGCACTATTTAAATTAATCTCACTACATTTAGATACTAAGTCTAAGCCTGCATCACTAGTAATATCAACATAACCACCTTCATATGCTCCGCTTGCAATAGGAACTCTATCTGCTTGAGCAAGCACAGTTTTTTGTTTACATCCTTCAGCAACAAATCTTATTAATCTAGCTCCTGCTACAGAACTTCCAAAATACTTTTCACTAGCAGTATTATCTAAAGTAGGAGTAACTACTTGTCCAGATATTCCTGTTGCTCCACCTGGTGCAAATCCTCTAACTAAACCACCTTTGTTTGCTTGCATGGGTTCTGTAGTTTGTAATTCTTCTAAGTTAAATGGAAAACCTTCAGGAGCTTGTTGCATGGGCATAGATGCTTGTTGTGTATCAGGAACAGGTTGTCCACCTATTCTTCCTCTATTGTTCATGTCTTCTAGACCACGTTTTGCTTCTGCAATAAGATCTTCAAAAAACTTTAATCCAAAAAATTGAACAACATCTGCTGGAATAACATACTCACCTTCACTTAATTGAGCTGGTATATCATCTCTAACTTCACTAGCTAAAGAGCCTGGTGGAACATCATTTCCACTAACAGGATCACGATCCATACCATCGTCTTTCATGCCACCCTCTTGTAGCATTAATTCCATTTGTTGATCTTGAGTATCTTTAGCCATGTTATATTCCCATTATAAAATTTACACCTATTGTGTCACGATCAGCGTCAACAAGACCACCTTTGTTAAAGCCTAGTATCTTTTTTCTAAAGTTTCCTATTTTATCTTTTACATTTAATAAGTTTGCTTTAGCTTCTAACAGTTTCCAATCTAATTTTTTTTCCCAATTAGGTTTAAAAAGTTCTTGTTCATCTCTATCCATATATCCTCTATGAATTTTATGTTCTTTAAAATCTGGATTTTTAAATGTACCCAATATAGAATCTGACATATTTGAACTCTCAATTAATTCCTCATTCCATACAACATAATTATATACGGGATTACGGTTAGCATACTTCTTTCCCGGTCTACTCTTCTCTGATAAAAACTTCATTGCATGTATGCCCTCTTCCGACAAGTATTCAGCAACTTGTGGTTTAGAAAAGTTATATTTAGCTTGTACATAAGCATTAAAATCGCCACCTTTAACTTCACCATTTTTAATCTTGTTTAAAATTATTCCCGCTACTTGCTGTGCTTCTTCTATTGTTTTAAAAGTTTGTTGTAATTCTGGAAAAACTCTAACAAGTGTACTCGGACTTCCTTCAGAACTGTTATTATAATTTGCTGAATTGTGCCACATTGCACCATCATTAATATCTTTTTTTCTTAATTGATTAAAAAACATATCAAGACGATAGCCTTCTATTTCTTCAGTAGTATTTATTATCATTCCTTTTGCCACATTTGGATTATATCCTAGATTTAATGATCTATTTATTTTTATTGAAGGAGTAATTTTAATACCTACAGGATATTTTTCTTCTAAAGTATTTAAGAATGATTTTGCATTATCTAAATTACGTATTCTTTGTATAGTTGTATCAATCTCTTGCATAACTTCAGGACTTCTACCTCTACCTGTTATTAATGGAGATTGATCCATAGATTTAATACCTGAAATATATTGCCCCCAATCCGTCTGTAAATTAGTTATAAGTTCTTCTAAATCATTTTTAGGAATGTAAGGTATTATTGATTTATAAAGTTGTTCTGCTTCTTGTGGATTTAATAAATCTTTAGACCAAGCATATAAATCTTGCCCTATTTCATCTGGCATACCTGCTTCAAATAATTTATTAACAAGAGGTTCTTCTCCGGGTATAGGATAGACTAATTTCTCCATATATTCAGTAAATGAACTTTTCCAAAACAATTTATCTTTTGGCTGTTCCCATAAAAACTTAAATTGATCTATGTTATTAGCTATTTCATTTTTAAATGGATTAAAATTGTAAGTTATTAAACTATTTTTAAAATCTAAATTTTTTATTCCGTCATCATAATGTTGTTTTTGAACAAAATCTGTATGTCCTATTGAATCTATAAAAGCATTATTTTGTCCTGGATTAACAACGTGAGGTTTAAATTCAGTTGTAGTCGTCCATGCTCCACTATCAAGAGATGGTAAACTATCAACAACATTTCCAAATTCTCTATTTACTAGTTTTAATTTATTAGCACCTTGTTCAAACATAAAGTCTTCAAAATTTAAAACTTCTGAAGGATGTAATTTTAAATTAGTGTTATATATTGCTCCTTTTCCTACTTTTTGAACAACCGAATCTGCATCTACTACATTACCTTCTTGTTTAATTTTTTTAAATTCTGCTGATCTTCTACCACTTGTACCTATTTTTCTATATATATTCTC